AGGTTAACTGACCGACCAACTCCGGCAATACCGTCAAAACCTTCAAGTGCCGCAGCGTCTTTTGCTCCAACAAAATATCAACCGGCGTATTCGCCGGTTTCGTATGCTCCACCAATGTCGGAATCGCACGCTGCCGCCACCAAATCGCCGCCGTACAAAGCGGATACCTCACATCCCACAACTCATCCCGATACTTCTGCTTCCACTTCTGGTTATCAACACAACAACTCTGCAAGTAAACACCATCAATATCATCATCTACCTTGGCGCGAATGGCAGCCCACTTATTCAGAAAGTTCTCAGGCAACACCACATCATCCTCAAACACCATGAACTCTTCGGCTTGGTCATGCTGCGCCATGTTCCAAGCGAAATGGTGACTAAGCACAAGCGCCGTCACACCCCGATTAACAAAGTAATCGGAGTGCATCGGCGTCTCAGACTTAATCTCCATCGACTTTCCAAAGATGCCCCAGACCCAAGTAATCGGGACACCTTCGCGCTCAAACTCTGCCTGCACCCGCGCCGTGCGTTCAGGCGTTTCCCGCAGCGAAATACAATAGTACTTCACTTCTTCTTCGCTGCATTTAAGTTATCAATAAGATTAGGATACGGGCGACCCGCTGCCTTCGCCCGAGACATCGCCGCAGCCTTCTTGGCGGGCGATAACTTCTTGGGCTTGGGCAAATCCTTTGGCCTGCTTTTGTCCCATACTTCTTTCATCACACCACCCCTTTAACCGCCCTTCGAAGCGACTGGCCCCAGCGAGCAGAATACCCGCTAGACCCAGACACAGCCGCCGCGACACCCGCAAAGGTTAAACAAAACGCATCCGCCTTGTCCGGCGACCTGCCCAATCTGCGCTTCATCTGTGCCTTTGGCTCAATCTGAATCTTGCCCCCACTGGTGACACTATACAACGGGCCACACAATTCATCCACAAAACTATCGTCGTTCGGCACCACACAATCCCGCGCCTCAAACCACTCCCGAGCCTTCCACCATAATTCATCACGCAGACGCTGAAAGCGGTTGCCATCTATCGCGGGTAACTCAGCCACATTCACGCCACGGACAGGGAGGTTCAATTCACGCAAGCGATCCACAACGCCAGCGCCCAAACCAATCACGTCCACCATGATTTCAATAGGGCGCATACTGCCAGGGGTCGCATCCCATTCCATCTTGATGAGACCACACGTTTCCATCAGGTCTTTGCCGCGCCATACACGGACCGGCTCAATCAGCGAATTGCCTTTTCTTTTAGCTAGGGCGCTAGCGTCATCACCAAACCTGGCGACATCCAAACCCCAGACAACCTGGGCCGTGGGTGATTGCTCGACCTGTCTGCTTTTCGCCGCCTCAATAAGATGCCGCGCAATCAGCGCATCATCGTCACCGGCAGGGAAGTCGCCAAGCACCCGTACACGATACTGGTTTGAACCATCGCCATATTGCGCGGCCATCTCCTCCAAGAAACCCTTATCCACCGTATCCGCATCATGGCAGCTAACCTTCTTGCCCCACCACCGCTTCTGATTCTTGGTGAACGCATCATAGAAATAACCACTGGCCCGCGTGGGATTGCCTGTCATTACTACCTTGGCGCCTTCGGTGGACAAGGCACCCTGGCCCACCTCAAACACCACATCGGGAACACCAGAAGCCTCATCAATCACAAACAACAGGTTTTCACTGTGGAAACCCTGCAAGGCTTCGGGCTGTTCACGGCGGCTTGTTCTTGCCACCGCAAAGCTGTCAGGTACGCCAGCAAGTTCAATCTTGTCTGACTTGATTTCCAAAAGACGGCGCATCCCCTCGGGCAACTGGCGATGCCACTTGCCGATCTCGGACCATAGGACATCTGATAGCTGGTGTGCCGTGTTGGCGGTGCAAACCACCTTGGTGGGCATTCTTGTTAGGAGCCACCATAGAACAAGCCAACTCAGGAACGCGGTCTTGCCTACACCATGGCCGGAGCGAATCGCCACGCGGTCATTACTGGCGATGGCCTTTAGGGCCTCGGCCTGCCACTTCTGCGGCTTGGCACCAAGCATGGATTCCACAAAGAGAACCGGATCCTGCGCCAGGCGTTCGATGATCTCGGCCTGGGCCTTGGCGTCGAAGGCTTCGGTCTTGGGTGGCGGGGGACCGGGCGGCAGGGGTGGCGGGGGTGGGGCTTCGCCATTCGCCATGGCTTCGGCCTCGGCTGCCTCTCTGGCTGCGGCTTCTGCTGCTAGGCGCGCTCTGCGCTTGGGACGGCCTGCCATCGGTGGAACGGGACTCCGGGTTGTTAATGGGTACCCCCAGGGGGGTGAATACTACATATCCTGCCACCAGCCCGCCCCCGTCGCAAATTTAAGGGGGGGTGGGGGTGGGGGGGGTGCCTAGACCGATCGTTTCCGGTGGAACCGCATAAGGTGTATTATGGAAAGTTCGATGCTAAGTGTCTGATTTTCCACGTTTCTTGCCTTTACTCATCACGGACTCGTTTCCTATTTTTCTGACCTCGTCTCCGGTGTTCGGATCGACATCAATAACCCGCCTGGCTTCGCGTTCCCTGATCCGTAGGCGCTCATTGGCTAGCCGCAAGGCTTCAATGTAGCTTTCGCCCACTTCAATCTTGTGTTCCACGCGATCCCCGAACCATTTGGGTGCGATCTTAGACACATACCAGCGCCGCGCCTCAAACGCCAAGCGATCCCGCGCCGGGTCGCCTGATCCCTTCACAGCGTCGTCAATCGCGTCTTGGGCGATGCAGTGCGCTTGCGCCGCGCGCGCGTGTGCGTAGCGGGCCTGCGCCTCTGGATCGCGGCTCATATAGTCCCAAATGGCATACCAAGACGGCATTGCCGGGTCTTTGACTATCGCCTTAAGGCTTTCACCATCGATAAGTCTTTGACAGAAAATCTCAAAGTATTTTTCATCACATGGAAAACAAATTGTGCCTGGCGGCTTTGAGGTATCAACCTTCGCGGTCCTACCGTTCAGCACCAGTTCGGGCGCTTCCCTAGCCATCACACCATCCCATAATGTTCTGCCAGCCGATCTAAGGCGGCGATTAAATACCCTGCGGCCTTGTGTGGGTTCCATCCCCGACACTCAGCCCACCCCGCCACTGTACCATGGGAAAGCACACACCATGCAAGCGCTGGTGTTAGTGTTGTCCCTACCGCAGCAGTCGCCAGCCTGTAAGCCTGCGTCGCCTGCATCTGGCCTTCTTGATATCCCGTTGGCGTGATTACCCGCATCGGCACCACAGACCGATTCCTACCCGCTCCCAGCACTCCGCGCTGATACTGGTCCAAATACCGACATGCCGCTGCATGGTGCGCCGCAGTGATTGCCCCCTTGGCCAATAGCGTATCCGGCGCCCACACCCTCTTAGCCCGCCGTACAGTCTTATTAGGGTCATCCACATCAGGCCCAAAGGAAACCACCACAGAACCCGTTTTAAGGCCCTCTGGCGGCCCCGTATCGCCTTCTGGTCCTGCCCTATCTCTGCGCCTCATATCGGTATCTCATCCGCCGGAAACGGCTTCCTTTTACCCTGCACGGTCGCCCCGGGGAAAGCCTGCTTAATCTCTGCTAGTGGCGTGGCCGCCTTCACGACGCGCCCAACCTCCGCCAGCGTCCAAGTCTCCACGTTAACCCCTTCCGCCTTCGCCCGTGCCAGCAGCGCTTGTGCGTGTTCGTCATCCAGGCACAGGCAGATAGTTCCCCGTTCCGGCTCTTCCGCCTGCCAAGTCACCACGGCCCCAGGCAACTCCGTCTGCCCGCGTGAAAGAGCCTCCGCTTCCAAGGCCCGCCATGCCCGGATCATCATGGCGTCCATTTCCGCCATATCCTCGCCAGCCATGGTCGCCTGCCGGTGCATATCCTGGGCCGCCACAAACCGCTCCCGCAACTTGGGCGACACCAATCTAGGCAACCGCTCAAATCCCCACCGTCGCTCAATATCCGCAACCACGTCATCCAGCGCACGCCTGGCACCCTTGGGACGCCAAACCCAGCTACCCGCCGTGTCTGGGATCGGGGCCAGATAATCACCATTCATCGCCATGTCTCACTCTCCCTCCCTTTCCAACTACCCTACCCAACTTGGGGCTGACCGCAACGCGCAACACGCAACACACCTATAGGTGTGTGTTGCGCGTGTTGCGGTGTTGCGCTCATAAGCCCGGCGAAACAAAAGGCGCAACATGACCACCCAAAAACGTGTTGCGCTTTCTGTTGCGGTGTTGCGCTTCTTGCTCACGCTTGGCGCCCTTCTTCACTATCCTCTTGATAAAGCCAGACTTTCTCATCTTTATGGATAGCGATCTTGAGCAACAGAATCCTGTTCTTGGTGCGCGCCCATGTTGCGCGCTTCTTGTTGTCCGGTTCGATACTTGCACGGCTCCACCACTTGGCCTTCCAGGTGTCCACAGGCACCATTTTGACCCTTGGAAGATTGCCAAAACCCATCTCACCCCGCTCTCCGATGGCGTCTTTCAGGGCCTGGATAGCCATGACTTCCCACATATTGAGCTTCGGCCCGGTGGGTTTTGCCTCCTCCGGATCGGCTGGCGTGATGATGCAGGAGGTGACGGGCTTGTTGCGCCTGTTGCGCCCTAGTTCAATGGTGGTCAGCTTGAAGATCCACTCGCCCTCGATTTCCAGGTCGCGTTGCTTCTTTACTGTGGCGACGGACGGGCTGTCCTTGGATGCCCTGGTGATTTCGATTTCGGTATCCGTGGCCGCCCGCAGCAGGCTATGGCCCCGCGCTCCTTTGGCGGTGTCCTTGCCTGAATGGTGAACCCCGTTGACGTGCGCGCCCGTGACTTGGCGCACCCGGTCGATGTTTGCCACCAGCGCCCCCATATCGTCTGGCGCGTTCTCATTGCCACCAGCCAATGCGCGGGACAGGGTATCCAGGATCACCAGCCTGACAGGCTTCTGCATCTCACCCTGCGCCTTGGTGATGGCTTGTATTAGCCGTTCGGTATCCGCTGCCGGGTCCAGCAGGTTTATGCTGATAGGGATAATGGCGAAGGGGATAAGTACCCCTTCCATCTGGTGGTGTTTCCGCCAAGCGGTGACCCGGTTGCTGATGCCGTGGCTGCCTTCCAAGGCGCAGTAGATTACGCCCCCTTCCTCCACGGCCCGGCCATTCCACTCCATGCCACTTGCCACATGCAGCGCCAGGTCAGTCATGAAGAAGGTTTTGCCGCAGTTACTTTCCCCGTAGGTGACCGACATGCCGCCTTCAGTGAGCAGCCCCTCCACGAAATCAGCGGCATCCAGATTGGCGTTGATGTCGGTGAAATAGACCAGCGGCAGCCCGCCAGCGGGCGCAACACCATCCGCAACACCTTGGGCGCTTGGTGTTGCGCTATCTGTTGCAACTGAATTTGGTTGCTCCAACCGCAAGACCCCCCGCTCTGCCCGATCCAGCGTGTAGCGCACCTTCATACGGAACTCAGCTTCGCCCCGGCCAGGTCGCCGGAAATCCACCTTGGCGGCGTACTGTGGCCAGCCTTCCGCCACTACCTCTTCCTCTGTTGGCAGCCTGCCAAGCCGTTTAGAAAGCCCGCTGACCACCGCCAGCACGGTATCCCGCATGTATTGCTCTCTACCGTCTGTAATGGCGCCCTGTAGCCCCAGCGGCCCCGCTGCATGGGTAACCGCCGACACGCTGCCGGTGCCATGGATAACATCGCGGCAGATGATCTCGGTTAGGCTATCGGTCAGTGTGGGCAGCCCGAAATCATCGATATGGAAGTCCACATCCCAGCTATACTGGCGGCCAGACGCATGGATAGACGGCGGCGCGACAATGAAACCCCCATCGCCCCGAATATCCATGCCGGGTAGGACGCCTGTTCTGGTGGGAACCTTCCGTCCTGGATGCGCCATCAGCCGGTGCGTCCCACCGCCCCCGGTCAGGGCGACCGGGCCAACCCCGATTCGCGGTAAGATTTGGGCTTCAGTTTCCGCGCCCAGGGCGCCATCGAAGTCTGCCACGATCAGGTTACTGATCGGGCCGGTGACAATGCCAACCCCCATGGTGGGATCGGTGAACCAGTCTTCTATCTCGCCAATCGTGGCCCGCCTGTGCTGGAACTGGTGCCATGGCACTGCGGGTATCTTTTCCCCCCGCCGCACGGGCACCACGGACCACCCGCGCCGCAGGTAGTAAAGCGCCCATTCCTTGGCGGGCGCTGACAGGCTGGG